GACAATCAGTTTGATATGCGAATGGACGCAGCAGATGTGACGAATGTGAAACTGATGAAGAACCGCCATGCGTCTCACCCATTTGTACAGTGGAACAACATCGCTGTCCCAGGCTCGATCACTAATGTTGACGCTACCAATATCACGGCGCCGACCTTCTTGTAACCGCAAACGGCCACAAAGATGACCAGACGTGACCACTGACACCGACATCCACACCGCCGACAGCCAGTTCCTGATGGCCGACGGTTTCTTCCGGGGCGTGCCGCACGATCCACAGCGCCCGGACGTTGTGGTGTTGACCCCGGTCACCGGCCAGACCAACGCTACCCCTGTCCTGGACATTGAGGTCCTATGAGCACAACGCTGCACGTCACCCAGGGAGAGACCACCGTTTCCCGCCTGCGCCTGACCGAGGACGGCGTGGCCGTGCCGGACCATACCAGCGTCACGCGCGCCATCCTCGACGTGGAGGGCGTGCTGACGATGGACTCGGCGGACGACCCAGGTCACTTCGACCTGACTGAGCCTGCCTACCTGGGCGTGGTCCTGGGCACGCTGCCGCTGCAGCCGGGCGTCTACTGGGCCACGCTGACCGTCTTCTCGGCCCTGCACCCCACCGGCATCGCGTGGCGCCCCCTCCTGCGGCTGCGGGTCGAATGAACAGCCAGGCGGAGGCGTTCATGGCGCGCCTACGGGCCGCCGTCTCGACAGTGCGCGACCTCTCACGCACGTCCGAGTGGATCTGCTCCCGCACCACTCACCCCCGCGATCGCACGCAGCCCTGGTCCTTCAAGGACCACGAGATGCAGATCGAGATCGCCAACTGCGACGCGCCCAAGGCCTGCACCCGAAAGTGCTCCCAGGTCGGCCTGTCGGAGCTGTCCGTGCGCATCGTTCTGGCCCTGCTGGACATCTACCCGAACTCGACGGCCATCTACACCCTGCCGACCACCGGCTTTGCCCGCAAGTTCACCAAGGCCCGCATCGATACCGTGATCGACGGCTCTGACCATCTCAGCAGCATGCTGGATCCGGACAACGACAGCTCGGAGCTGAAGCAGCTGGGCGGCTCGTTCCTGTACATCTCCGGCTCGTTTGGCCAGGGCTCCGCCATCTCGGTGCCGGCGGACTTCCTGGTCCGGGACGAAGTGGACTTCTCCAACCAGGTGGCGCTCAGCACCTACGCCAGCCGCCTGGGCCATGCCGAGAACGGCGGCATCACCCGGGACTTCTCCACGCCCACGGTCGAGGGGTATGGCATCAGCGAGAAGTTCGCCAAGTCGACCCAGGCGCGCTACGCCGTACGCTGTGACCATTGCAGCACCTGGGTGGCGCCGGGCTTCCTGGACGACGTGGTCATCCCCGGCTACCAGGACTCCATCCTGGAGCTGGACAAGTCGGACCTGGAGAACCCCAAGTACCGCATCGGCGAGGCGTTCCTGAAGTGCCCCTCCTGCCACAGCCCGCTGACCCAGGCCAACCTGTGTGACCCGGACAAGCGCCAGTGGGTGCACGCGCATGAGATCGGGACCAAGGAATACGTCGGCTTCCAGGTGGAGCCCTTCGACGTGGCCGCGGTCAACCCGGTCAGCAAGACCTTGATGTCGCTGAGCGAATACAAGAAGAAGGCCGACTGGGTCAATTTCAAGGTCGGACTGCCCTACGAGGACGCCGAGTCCTCCTTCCTGAAGGAAGTGATCACCCGCAACACCACGCTCTCCTGGCTGCAGCCCCGGGAGCTGGCCGGGTCCGGCTTCATCCTGGGCATGGACGTCGGCAAGGTCTGCCACCTGGTGATCGGCCGGCGGGACAAGCACTACCTCGATGTCGTGCATGCCGAGCGGATCAAGCAGGACGACGATGACGCCATTTTCAAGCGGGTTGTCGAGCTGCTGCGGATGTACGGGGTCTCCAAGGCCGTGGTGGACGCCGGCCCGGACTTCACGACTGCCCTGAAACTGATCGGTCATGGCTACCTAAATCAAGTATTTGCGTGCTATTATGTACGTAGTACTCGAGCTTCTCTGGCCAACGTGGATGTGAAGGAGGTGGAGCAGGTGATCAACGCGAACCGCACCGGCACCATCGACGAGCTGGCCAAGACGGTCAACAAGGGCCAGATGCGCTTCGCCCGGATGGAGGAGATGTCCGTCATCGCGAGCCACTTGAGCAACGTCAAGCGCATCGAGACGGAAAACGGCCGGGGCGAACGCGTCGCCTCCTGGGTGAAGACCGGCGACGACCATTACGCCCACGCCCTGAACTACCTGCACATGGCGGATTCCATGCTGGGGTTCCGTGGCAAGCACGCCCCGATTGCCGCCCTGCCGCTGATCGGCAAGGCCCAGATCAAGACCGAACCGGAGCACGTGGAATCCCAACTCCTACAATGAGGTAGGTTATGGCCCTGGCACCAAAACAACTCGTGATGCCCCGCAGCCTTGCCACCAAGGCGAAGACGGTCGGCCCGGCCTCTGGCCTGGAGAAGGGCGCGGAAATCCGCAAGCCTAGCCAGCTGATCCAGGCGGAGTCGGTACGCTCGCTGCGCAACCAGGGCCGCATCGCCGAGGCGGTGCGCCGGCTGGCCCGGGTCGACGGGACCACCTCGGCGGCCGTGTTCACCTATGTCCAGGTGGCCAATTCCGGCTACACCATCAAGGCCTACGATGGCAGCACGCACGAGTTCAGCGCCGAGGGGACTCAGATTGCCCGCTCGGTCGCGGCCGGCATGGACACGCTCTACGACTACAGCGAGAAATTCTCGGACAAGCGGACCATGGATGCCCTGATCGAATCCGGCCTGCTCGAGGTCGTGCTGACCGGCGCTGTCGCCGGCGAACTGGTTCTGGACAAGCAGCGCCTGCCTAGTCACATCAACTTCATTCCCTACGAGCAGATCACCTACAAGGCCAAGGGCGACGGGCGCATGTACCCGCGCCAGCAGCCGACCACCGGCGAGGCCGTGGACCTGGACGAGCCGACCGTCTGGATCGCTGAGTCGCACAAGCAGGCGCACGTGGCCTATTCCAGTTCCATGATGGAGTCCGCCATCGAGATGGCGTTTTACTTCATGGAGTTCATCGAGGACATGCGCCGCGCGGTGCGCCGCTCCGGCCACACCCGGCTGCTGGTGAAGATCGTCTCCGAGAAGGTCATGGCTTCCGCCCCGTCGGACGTGCAGTCGGATCCGAAGAAGCTGAAGGTATACCTCGAGCAAATCCGCGACGAGGTTGTGGCGACGGTCAACAGCCTGGAGCCGGAAGACGCCTTGGTCGCGTTCGACGCGGTCGAGATGAGCGCCATCAAGGCCGACGGCGACAAGACCGACTACAAGGAGCTGCTGACCGCCCTGTCCGGGATCCTGGCCACCAGCCTCAAGTCGCACCCGTCGATCCTCGGCCTGCGCCTGTCCGGTAGCCAGAGCCTGTCGAACACGGAAAGCCTGGTGTTCCTGAAGATCGCTCGCTCGATCCAGAAGCCGGTGGAGCAGTTCATGAGCCGCGCGCTGACGCTGGCCGTACGTCTGTACGGCGGCGACTACTACGTGCACTTCCGCTTTGACCCCATCGACCTGCGCCCCGAGCACGAGCTGGAGGCGTTTCGCACCATGCGCCAGCAGCGCATCCTGGAGCAGCTGTCCTACGGCTTCATCACGGACGAGGAGGCGGCCGAGGCGATGGGTACCGGCGTGCGGCCGCCCGGGGCACCGCCGCTCAGCGGCACCATGTTCTTCAGCCGTTCCGGCGCCAACAGCACGGAAACACCTGATGACCCGCAGGGCCGCGCCCTGCAACCGGACACCCCTGACAAGGCCGGGGGCGACAGCCAGTAAGGGCGACCTACTCCCACTTTCATTGAGGAAAGCGGCATGACCATCGAAACCAAGTTCTGGCTGGGCGACCTTTCCAGCTACCAGCTCTGCCTCGACGCCATTGCGGCCGAGGCTGCCATGTCGCCGGAAGCGCGGGCCAACAACCCGTTCGACGACGAGGACGACGAGTTCGACGGGTACGGCTACCTCGTGCAGCGCCACGGCGATACCGCCATCCTGTCCGTGCACGGCCCCTTGACCAACCGCGACAGCATGTGGAACCGGTTCTTCGGCGTGACCAGCTACGGCGAGATCCGCAACGCGCTCTCCGCCGCGGTCAACAACGGCGACATCAAGGACATCCTGCTGGACGTCGACAGCCCTGGCGGCGCGGCCAAGGGCACCTCGGAGGCGGCTGACTTTATTGCCCGGGTCGATGCCGAGCACAAGCCGGTGTACGCGCACACCTCCGGCGACATGATGAGCGCCGCGTACTGGCTGGGCAGCGCCGCGCGCAAGATCACCGCCACTTCCATGTCCAGCGTCGGTTCCATCGGCGTCATCGCCGTGCACCGCGAGTTCACCGCGGCCCTGGCCCAGGGCGGCATCAAGGCCACCGTACTGCGCGAAGGCAAGTACAAGGCGCTGGGCTCTCCCTACGAAAAACTCACCGATGAGGCCAAGGCGCACCTGCAGCAGAGCCTGTCGGACATGTACGGCTTTTTCACCGGCGCCGTGGCAGAAAATCGAGGTTTGCCAATCGATTACATCCTGGAGAAGGCGGCGGAAGGCCGTGAGTTCTGGGGGCCGGATGCCATGGCCGTCGGCCTGGTGGATGAAATTTCGACCCTTGAAGAGGTTGTAAATCAACTGGATAGGGGGCATAATTCGAAACAACATGAAGTTCACATGTCGAACCACAGGGGCCTTCAGCCTATGACCACCAAAAGCAAGCGAGTAGTAATCACCGCCGCCGCTCAGCAGGCCATCCAGGCTGGCGTTCCCGAAGCCGAGGCCCTCGAGCTGCACGGTGCGGTCGAGACCGATGCAGACGCGGAGGCCCAGGCCGCTGCTGAAGCCGCTGCCGCCGCGGAGGCCCAGGCCGCTGCCGAAGGCGGCGCGGAAGGCGAGGGCAGTGAAGCTGCCGCCGGGGAAGGCGTGACCGCCGAGACGGTCCCCACCCCGGACACCTCCGCCATCGATGCGCTGTCCCGCCAGATCAGCGAGCTGAACACTGCCCTGGTCGATACCAAGGTGGAGCTGGCCCAGGCCAACACCGCCCTGGCCAAGGCCACCGCTGCCGAATCCGGGCTGTTGGACATCGCCCGCGCCTCGGTGCAGAAGATGCAGATTGCCTTGGGCGGTTCGCCCCAGGATCTCAACCACCTTGACGCCACCACGCTGCTGCAGCAGCACGCAGCCGTGGAAAAGGCGTTTCTCGAGCGGTACCCGGTCGGTGGCAAGGGCAAGGTTTCCAGCGACAAGCTGGAAGTCGTGACCGATGCTCCGGCCATGCACTCCCCGGCCGTAAAGCGAGCCGTTTCTTTCTCCAAAACCAATGAGGGTTAATTGTCATGACGGACTTCGTTTTCACTGACCTCGTCAAGGACCCGCCCGCCCGGGTCGAGTCTGCCGCGCTGGGTGCAAGTACTTCCGCCAAGATGGTCACTGCCGACGAAGGCAAGGCCGTCACGCTGGCTTCCAGCAACAACTATGTTCTCGCCGGCGTCGGCGACGAGATCGAGGGCTTCGTCAGCTCGGTCGAGCCGTACACCGTCAACGGTGGATTCTCGTTCGGCGGCGTGAAGCGCGACGGCCGCATGATCTGCGAGGTGGACGCCTCGCAGGTCAGCACCGTGGCCGTAGGCGGCCTCGTGGTCGCAGGTACCCAGGCAGCTCTGGGCACCGCAGGCCTGCCGACCGTCAAGGGCGGCACGCCGACCATCTTCCTGTGGCGCGTCCTGCGCATCCTGACGGGTACCGGCGCTGCCGGCGACACTGTCCTCATCGAACGCGTCTAAGGAGACCTGAGATGCCCAAGTACAACATCGTAGACGCACAGGGCCAGCGCGCTGAACTGGACCTGGACGTGACCGCCTACAAGGCAGCCGCTGACAAGGGCCTGTCCCTGACCCAGTACCTGCAGAACGCCTACCCGTCCGACCTGAAGGAAGGCACCACCCTGGAGCAGTGCATGGCCTCCGCGGGCATGTTCTTGCGCCCTGACCCGGCCACCGGCCTGACCCCGCCCACGATGAAGTCCATCATGGACGGCAGCCTGGACGTGAACATGGGCGCCATCAACCGCAACGACGGCAGCAGCAACAACACCCCGTCCGGACGGCTGCTGTTCCCGGAAGTGATCATGCAGCTGATCCAGAGCGAGCTGACCACGAACAACGAGGACTTCCTGGGCGGCTACAACAGCATGATCGCCTCCACGGCGTTCGTGAACTCGCCCAAGATCGACCAGCCCGTCATCAACGTGAAGGCGCCGGAAGATTCCGAGGCCCAGCCCATTTCGCAGCTGGCGGAACCGGCCATCATGGTCACCATCACGGTGAACGAGAAGTCGATGCGGATCCCGACCAAGTCCATCGGTCTGACCATCTCCGACGAAGCCACCGCGGCCAGTACCCTGGACCTGGTGGGTCTCGCCATGACCGCACAGGCTCGCGGCGAACGCATTCGCACCGTCGAAGGTCAGCTGGCTGGCATGCTGAGCGGCGATGCGGACGTGGGCGAGGTTGCTCTCGATTCCGTCCAAGCGGACTCCTTCGACGACACCATCGCGGCTGCCGGCGCCATCTCCCACAAGGCATGGGTGAAGTACCTGCGTGCCAACTACCGGAAGATGACCATCACGGACATTATCTGTGACATCGACACGGCCCTGGCCATCGAAGGCCGTTCCGGCAAGCCGACCATCAATAGCGACGACCCCAACTCGCCGCGCATTGATGCGCTGTTCACCCTGCAGAACCTGGGCATCTCCGCCCCGCGCATCCTGCTGGTGGACACTGCCGTGACCGGTGCCAACACCATCGTCGGCCTCGACCGCCGGTACGCCATCCGTCGCGTGGTTAACGTGGCAGCCTCCTACAGCGCCATCGAGCAGTACGTGATGCGCCGGGCTACCTCGTTCCGTGTCGACTTCGGCGAGATCGCGCACAAGCTGATGACCGACGCGTGGTCGAAGATGACCCTGACGGTGTAAGGCTGAGCCTGCTCAGTGAACCGACAAACGGAGGCCTGTCGGCCTCCGTTTTCACATGAAGACCAAGGAGGCCGTAATGGCTTTGCAGAAAAATAGTTCCGCCCCGCAACCTGCCGCTCAGGCAGTCACGCCCGAAGCCCTGGCTGAAGCCGAAGCCAAGGCAGCCGCTGAAGCTGAAGCCGAAGCCAAGGCAGCTGCTGAAGCTGAAGCCGAAGCCAAGGCAGCTGCTGAAGCCGCCCTGGCGGCCAAAATCGCAGGCATCGAGGCCAACAACGAGGCCGCCGCCAAGGCCGCTGAAGCCGAAGCCAAGGCCCGTGCCAAAGAGGACCAGGCCACCATGAAGCAGTCCGGTGCCAAGGAAGTGAAAGTGAAAGGCGTGGAGCCGGGTCAGTACCGCTCGAAGCGGTTCAAGATGCACGACCCCTACACCAACCTGACGTTCTCGCCCAGCCGACCGACCACGGTCGGCAAGGTGACCAGCTGGTTCGCCTGTCAGGTGCAGGCC